ATTATTGGTATATTTAATATTTTAAATCCAATAATTGTTAGTTCAGTTGCTAAATAACAAATAACTCATCAAGCAGATGGTTCATGTGCACACCTGTGGGCAGGAAAACCACGTGATGCGTTTTGCCTGGTGGCGGATCTTCCGCGTTTGAAAATGTTGTAAATGTGAATTTTTCGTTCAATTTCTCTCTTTCATCACTTTCAACAAACTGTTTGAAGGGTATGAATTGTCGGTTGATGTGATGCGCATCCTTTTGGTTGCAGCAAATGTGCGCATGCAATGGAGGCCCGTGTTTGGAAATAATGGCTTCTAAATCATTCTCTTCAAAATCATGTGTGAGGTTCATTCCAGTTATTGTGGTGAAATGATTGAATAACCCGTACCGATCAACGTACAGTTGGCCATTGAGAACAAGCGCTTTTTGAGAAAACACGCATGCATAATACAAAGAAGGGAATCCACCCGCAGAAGAGCCATGAAAAATCACATTATCATGCGATTTGATCACATGTGTTATAATTTCAGTGTAAATTTGATTGTAATTGGAGCCACGAGGAGACAAAAACCATCCCAATTCCAATTTTTTATTACTGAAATCATCTAACAACTTATCCGACATGCACAGAACATTGTATTTCCAATCAAATCCTCTAAAAATGGGAAGCAACACCATTCCGGTCGGCGAACTAGGGTCTCTATACATTGCACCATGAAAGGTGACAATTAGCCTGTCTGAATCATTGTTTTTCCTGTAATAAAATTGCACGCCCTTGTATTTGTGATAATGTTTACCCGAATCATCCATGTCTTCCAGGTTGGACACATATTTCAATTTGAAATTGTAATGAGACATGACACACTTACACTAGGCACATATTACATATTATTATATTTCCCATTTTTCAGATCGCTCTTTAAGTATTTTCCGTGAATTAAAAAAAAAATTGATTTAAAGGTTTGGGCATAGGAAGGGTAGGCAGTTCAAAGCAACAACAACCACCACACCAACAACCACCCGACAATCAAACCCGACGACAACCAATACAATGGCCACCAAATCCGAATCCGCTTCTCAAATCATCTCTGGCACAAATTTCAATGTTGAAACCGACACCAAATACGCAAAAGTCAAAGTCAACAATTCCGGCGGCAAGAGCGTCGGCATCCTCAATGCTGTAACCAATTCCGTGCTCAACGTTCAGACCCCGCTCATGCTCACCTGGGGCGTGAATGAGAACACTGACAAGAAGACCGGCGAGATTCAATCCTACACCATGGCGCTCCAATTCCCCAGCGACGAATACAAGACCGCACAAATCAGCAAGTTCTTTGCAGCAATGCAGCAGTTTGAGGCCAAGATCAAGCGTGATGCCATCGCCAACTCAAAGGAATGGTTTGGCAAGGCCATGTCCGCTGAGGTCATCGGCGCCATCTTCACGCCCATGCTCTACTACTCCAAGAATCCTCAGACAGGTGAGCCCGATCTCAGCAAGAACCCCACGCTCAAGGTCAAGCTGCCATTCTACGACGGCGAGTGGAAGGGCATTGAGATCTACGACACCGAAAACAACACGCTGTTCCCCGGCAATTCCGACGGCAAGACACCCAAAGACATCATCATCAAGGGCTCCGACGTCTCGCTCATCATGACCTGCGGCGGTCTCTGGTTTGCAGGCGGCAGTTTCGGCGTGACTTGGCGATTGTTTCAGGCCGTCCTCAAGCCCAAGGCATCCCTTCGCGGCAAGTGCCACATCGTGCTTGACGAGGACGAGCAGAAGCGCATTGCTGCGCCCTCCAAGTCATCTGCATCATCAGCTCACCATGATGACGACAGCGTGCCTTCTTCGGCTGCTGCTGCTGCGCACGAAGTGGATGTGGAGGACTCTGATTCAGAAGAGGATGAGGAGGAAGCTGGTCCTCCTGTAAGAGCTGCATCATCCTCTGCGCCAGCGCCTGCTGCATTTGTCGCATCTGCGCCCAAGAAGATCATCGCCAAGAAGAAGTAAAGCCGCGTCTGGCCTAACGCTGCGATTATGTGACATGTGACAAAAGAAATGCAATAAAGAAATGCAATGAAAATGATATAACCCTCAACCCAAAAACAATAAAAAAATATTTTTTTCATTGTTTTAATTGTTTCCATTGTAGTCAAATGCTTTTTGTCCCAAAAATTGATTCTACAATTTTTCTCTGAATATATAAACACATTGGCATAAATCGCGCACACGCACACGCAAAATGTTTCATTGTTTGCCAGAACAAAAAAACACGGAAGACCGGAAGGCCAACAAAAAACTGAGGAAACTCTCGCATGAAGCAAGAATGGAAATTGAAAGACAACACAACGAAGAAATGCAAAGAGAACGCGATATGCAGCAACAGGAAGCGCAGCGCAAAGAGGAATATAAACGGAAAAAGGAAGAGGAACGCAAGGAACATGAACTTAGGAAGGCATTGGAACGCAAAAAAGAAAATGAAGAATTGAGACGCCAAGAGGAGCAAATGCGACGCGTTAGAGCTGAAGAATTACGACGCGTTAGAGCTGAAGAATTACGACGCGCCGACGTATTACGGCGGGTGGAAGAATGGCATCGTCGCGCCGAAGAGCAGCGACGAATCCAAGAGGAACAAATACGAATCCAGGAAGAGCAGCGACAATTGCAATACAATCAAGTGGTGGCCCAAGAATTGCACGATTTGCAATTGCAGTATCCGAATGAATCCCATCGCAGTTGCGTGCTAAAATTGTGCAAGAAATATCATCCCGACAAAAATCCCAATGCAGATCCAGAATACATTCGGATACTAAATGCCATGAAAGAATTGCTGGCTTAAAAAAAGGCACCACGCCATTAGGTTTTATTGAAAATGAACTTGCGCAATATGTGGTCCGGGAAAGTGGGGCCAATTTTTCGCATGAACATGTATTCATTTTTAGAATTTTTCAGAATGTCGCGCATAACGGCTTCATCTTCAGCAGTCCATGAAATTAATGTGTTCGGATTGTTGCCATTCGTGGTTCGTTTCCAATCCACTAAAGTGGTAGGTAGGTTGATCACATTTTTCAAATTGTTTGCGATGAGCAACAGAATGGCTGCCCAACTTTCCTCACCGGCATGTCCGCGCGTCACCACATTAAATGCGCGTTTCATTCGCTCATCGGTTTTGGACAAGTTCACCATTTGACTCAGATCTTCATGGCAAAATATGCACCATTGGGAATTGGCCAGATGCATGACCGGGGGCAATAAATGCAAATTTGCACGTTTCACCTTTAATGGGTTCCACCACGCCTTGCAATATGACACAAATGTGTGTTGCTTGCGCATGTTGAAAATTCCTATGAATTTTTCGGGACTCACCATCGGAACACAGGTTTCCGAGTGCAAACTGTACCACGCGGCCGGGCACGCGTCAATTGCATGATCGTACATGGACATCATTGCGTTCAACACCCATCCCCATGCGGTCTCGCGCATGCGTTCATCCGGAAGAAAATGCCGTTTCAACCAATCCGACTTGACCTTATTTTTATGGGATGAAGAGCAGTGCACAATAACCGAAAATTTAAACTGCAACTGTTGCAATCGGTCAAACCATTCGCGCCAAATGTGCTCCTTCACTAAATCTTTCGTCACAAGAAAACAAAAGGTCACATCATTTGCCCCATTCATTTGTGGGTTGATGTTACATTACATTTACATTATAATAAATGTAATTTAATTAAAAATGATGGACTTCATACCATCCACTTATGCATCTTCACCCATCTCTTCCTCTTCCGCCTCTTCATTGCCCACATCAAGTGACATTTCCAAAGCTTCCAAATACTCAAGTGCATCCTCGTGTGGCCAATGGCTGAGTTGATACCAACGTCTTGCATCAGATATCATTCTGCGCAAATCCGCATCATCCGCAGTTGGCCGCAATCTTTCTGCTTCTACTCTGTAAAGATCACCCAAATGGAACATTGCAATGGGAAGTCCTTGATTTGCTGCGGAAGTGAACAATCTCAACGCTTTGCCTCTATCTTTCCCCAATTGAGCGGATTCCACCGGATCTTCAGGAGGAAATAAATCTAGGTCCGATAACATTAATCCCAGGGCATCTTGCGCTCTATCATAATTTGCGTTTTTTGCGCTTATTTTAAAACACTGTGTGGCACGGGCATGGCCATGTGCACTTGGCATTGCCAAAAAATATTCTCCTAGTGCAAATGTGCCGTATTTGCTCTTTGCCTTAGCACTTTTGACAGCATCATCGCGCACCCTATCACTGTATTCGCCGTCGTCAAATTCAAAAAACGACACCAACCCCATGCAGTCCGGATTGTTTTTAACTTTTGCATAATCATCTTCTTCTTCTTCAGGAACCACGAGAGCAATTGCTCTGCCCCTGTCTGCATCCACCCGGCTTATCGCGCCAATTCGGCCATCATACAGCATGTCCGCTAGTTCCACTCGCGCACGCATGCTTCCGAGCTCAAGGGCTCGGTCCAGTTGCACGCACGCATTTGCAAAGTCACCGCGAGCACGCAAACGATCAACACTGGCATGAATTGTATCAATCGTTGCATTAACCATCACATGCGCCCTTGCGCGTTCAAGAGGAACCCGCACAGCAGACTCTGGATCCGAATGATGAATGTTTGTTGTTTTAATTCCTAAATGACGCAACATATGGTCAGCACTAGATTGCATTAGCAATAAGTCATGCGCGGCTGGAGTAAACGACAACGGTTGTGCTATTACCTTGGCCTTCTCTTTTTTTTGTTTGGATGGATCAATCTTTGGACCACCTCCCTTTTTATGCTGTCGCCGCCGAGTTGTTTTTCTTTTGTTGCATTTTTTTGAACCACGTCTAGTTTTTGTCATTCTTAATATAATGATGTAACATAATAATATAATTCATTGTATAATTTTATGATTGCATCATTGCATAATATGCAATCCATGGCTCAAACCAGTTGCACATGCACGCAGATCGGGGCCTTGTTACTCACATCGTAAATATCATTTGCACAAATGAGAGAAATTCCATGAATATTATTCCTTAAAATGATAGTTTGACGAGATTGAATATGTAATTCTCTCACCTGCAATTCCACGCATTCCGAATCATACAGCGGAATACGCAACATACCCGGACTAAGGTTCAACATGTCCTTGATGTCCACACGCACATCAATGTGCAGCTCGTTGTTCGCATCAATTGACATGTGATCTGGCAGAACGGGCATGCATTTCACGATCAGCTGTTTTTCATCCGAGTCCTGAATGCGGTAGTGCAACTCGCTGTGCCAAAGCGGCACGTAAAACGTTTGCCCTCCAAATTGCAACACCGAAATGTTATTCTGAATCACATCTTTGAGAGATGGTTTTAAAATAATGATATTATTATTCTGCATTTTCTCTCGGATGATGCGAGTGATTTCCTCAAAGATGCGCGCGTCCATGCTTATCGCCGAGTTGTACTGCTCCAACGTTTCGTACAGTTGAAACAGCACGGCTGGGTCCAGCGAATCCAGCGCCGCATTTACAGAAACCGATGCGTAATCATGCACGATACGGTGCAACAGATCCAGCAACACCTGATTCTGATTCTGATTCATTCCATCCTTTTTGCAATTGCCCTTCCCTTTAAAGAGAGATTTCATGAAATTCATAAAAATAATAGAGTAAGTATCATTATCTGCATTGGCCTCGTCGTTTGAATCATTTATATCGTTTGCTTCGCTTGCATCGTTTATATCGGGGGTTGCCCCTGGCAGCAATGTTTGATAAGCCTCATTTAATTCTTGAAATGCAACAGTAGCGTCCGGCGTATCCCCATTTTTATCGGGATGCAATCGGAGCGCCAATATGCGATACCGTTTATTCAGTTCGGTCAACGAACAGTCACGCGACACGCCTAGTATGGTGCGCGCATCCTTGATATTCATTTTTTTCGTTACAATTGTTTTGATTTTGCGCTATGCGTTTATATGAAAATTAAATTAAATCATTTGATTGCGTCTTGTGCGCGATTTTCTTGCGCCACCGCCACCAAGCTTAGCACATTTGTGGCAAATCTGAACTCATTTTTGATCATATAAGTTATTATTATTTATTTCACTTAAATTTGGTTGAGTGCATGTCATTTTGGTTCTATTTGAACAAATGAGGTTGATCAACATGAATACAAAGTTTTCCAAATGATAAATGGGACGATAGTTGTTGTTGTAATACTGCAGGAATTTATAGGTGTTGATCAGCACGGCAGACATGTCGTCGTCATGCAGCAACCCTTTACGTTTTAATTCCGTGATCAAATACCACGCGCATTCCGTTATATCAAAATCATAAATCAATATGTCATACAACAATTCTCTCAACTGTGCGAACCGAATTTGGTCCACGTTGATCATGTATTCGCAAAGGTTGTTAAACAATTCTTGATGTGAAGTTGCCGTTGCCGTTTCGGCGTGAGCCAGGTCAGGTATATTTTCACAATTTTGTAAAATTTTTATATTGGTTATGTTCTCGGGAATTATTTTTACAACCGGGGAAGCGATGATTTTTTTATACATGGAGGCTGTGGGGCGTGCCACCGGTATGACTTCACAACTGTTCAAAATGTTGTTTGGGATAAACCCAATGTGCTCTGTTATCAGGATGTATTTCAAACGAATGTGGTTCGCACCGCCCTGGTGCGGCATGTGCATGTAACTGTAAAATGTTTCCAGTAATTCGCTGTGAATGCTGTGAAAGTATTTGCACACGATGATTCCCACTGTGTCGGCCCGCGCGCTGATCACGTCCACAATTTGACTGTGCATTTCGTTCCACAACAACTTGGAGGTGCATCCCAGCAAGGACATGTCAATCTCAAAATGAATGTCGCTGATTTTTATGAAGTACGTTTCTTTATTGTATGAAACCGTCAAGCGTTTTTCATATTTAAGACGAGTCGGACTGTATCGGCTGATGCATGCAAGCACCTGACTGTACTTCCCCGTTCCCTGCGGGCCGTAAAATATCAAATTTCTGAGGTGATTTACATTGGACGGGAATGCGGTTGCATACAATGGTTTCAATTTAGGATGCAGCGGGGTGGATAGCGCAGATTCAACATATGTTTCAAAATGATTGTCGTGAAATTTCATAATGCTGTAAGAACAATGACGCTGGGGTTAATTATAAACCAGTGTTATTTATTTAAACACATTGCAACGCATATATTAAGATTGAGGAATTAAGCGCATTTCATGAGTTTTCTTATTCATCCGCACAAGTTTGATGAGCGTCACCTGCATTTCGGAACCGCGGTTCAGAACAATGATGTCGCTGATAGCAAATTCTCTCGCATCATTTATTCCACGAAGTACATTTCGTTTAACGGGATTGGTATTTTAATAAATGTGGCGGGTGCAAAACATGAACAGCATTATAACAAAATGTTCATGATGTTTGACTCCACGCTTCCCGCCAATCAAACACTTGGATCGCAATTGCACGCGATTGAATTCAAAATTATAAATAAATATGTGGACTCGGTGCTGGGAAGTGCGCGCCGATGCATCCATTCGCTAACCGACCAATTGAACAGCGGGTGCATCAAAGCATACGTGAATGATCATTCCGGGTCAAACGATGCGACTGCGAGCGGTGCCAATGCGATTGCAAACGCAAATGGGAATCAGCTCATGCTCAAAATATGCGGCGTATGGGAAACCAATGACGAGTGTGGAATAACATACAAATTCATCAAGTGTTAAAATTTTTAAAATGAAAATGGGTGAAAATGATGAAAATTATAAAATAACAACAGTATTGTAAGTGGAAAATAACCATATTAACACATAAAACTCAAACCCCCATGAATTTTAACATTTTAGGCTACGTTCTGATTGCACTAATTGCCATCATTTGTTTCCGAGTGTATCAAAGCTCGGATGCGTTCCAGCTGAATTGCGTGGTTTCCGATGTGGATGGCAACAAGTACTGCGTGCGCGAGCGCGCCAAACTGGTTTTGGCAGCCGATTTGCTGGCGCAGTGCACCGTCAATATGAAGAAAATGGTGGAGCACATGGGGAAAACGTATCCTGACCAGGACAACGTGCGGCGCCTGGTATCCGGGTTTGACCCGCAACAAGTGTGTGAAACACTGCCCACGAGCGAATACACTGCTTACAGCGAGAACAAGGGCGAGAAGCTGGCGTTCTGCTTGAACACCACCAAGACGGGGACCAATCTCATTGACTCCAACACGCTCATGTTCATCGCGCTGCACGAAATGGCGCACATCATGACGGCCAGCATCGGGCACAAGGACGAATTCTGGAAAAACTTCAAGTTCCTGCTTCAAAATGCAGCCGAAATTAAAATTTACACGCCAGTAGATTACAAAAACGAGCCGAAACAGTATTGCGGCATTGAAATCAATGACAATCCGTATTTTGATTCGTAGATGCTTCGCATCTTATAGGCTCGTAGTGCCCGCCGCTCCATTCCAGTTCAAATGTTTTATCGGGTGTGATGGTTGCAACCGGCAAGAACTCAATGGGTTGCCCGTGGCCATGGCCCATTCGGATGTCGTGCACCATGATGCGCGCGTTCCAAATGTTGCACGCGGCTTGAATCTCAATGGCGCCACCCCAGGTGGATAATTTGCGCATGGCGCCGATGTATTGGTCCGATGAAGAATCCAGTTGCAGCACGTCGCGCGTGTCCATGCCGTCAATGATCGGCGAATTGGCCTGCAGGTAATCGCAAATTTGTTGGCGAATGGCCTGCGGATCAGTTTGCGGAATGAAATGCGAGAGACTGTTGAATAAACAACTCATTCTATCACTTTTGACGGAACGAGATATATAATTGATGGTTCTGCTTATAGTTAAAAAATATATAGATATATCAGTATATTATATATTATATAATGTTTAGTGCTTTGTTAAACGCTCAAAATAGGGGTTCTTCTTCACCAACTCCTCTTACTTCTGCCGTGTTTGAATATTCAAACGATGGCGATAATTGGTTTCCTATTCCTGCTGGTGGAATAGGTGTTACTTATGACGGAACTGGATATGATTTTAGGGTTTTTTCTGTTTCTCCTGCTGGTGCGACTTATACAAGTTCTATTCCTTCAACAATATCTCAGTCAGGACAAATCGCCCAAGTATCTGTGACTGGAACAGGTAGTTATACAGGAACTATCACGAGTGGTATTTTTGTTATAATACAAAGAACTATTACCGCATACTCTTCGTATGGGAGTGGTAATCCAATTCCAGCAGATAGTTGTAATACTTTTCCATTTGGAGTTGTTGCTGGATTTAATTTTACTATCGCCAATCTTGTTGGATTTGACGCAGGTGTTACGGTGTCTATCATTTACGGAACTTCATTAGAAAATCCTACTTACGGAGGGTATAACTTTTACGCTGGAACTGCTAGTGCACAGAATGTTGGGTATGTAAATAATCAAATTGGAAGTGGTAATAATTTTATTGTCACATCGTCGTTTCCTGCTACAACGATTTATTGTAATGAGAATGATAGTTCAGCAGGAAATTATTGGTGGGTAGTTTGTAATCCTAATGAATGGGTTGACAATACAGGAGTTATTACTTCTAATCCTGCCTACAACTCAAATTATAGTATAGCACCAGTAAAATTAGGACTAATTGACGCTCAATTTGATAATACGTGTGTTTAATATCTAATATAAATGTTGAGTGAAGCATTTTGGGTCGCTTTAAAAAGATTATTTTAGTGCATTGCAATTTACTGCCGTTTCGTATGCCTTTTGTTGCATTTGCGGCGAGAGATTGATGCCTTATTGTTATTGCCCTTTTTGCCTTTTATGTGCTTGCAACTTTTTGGCGAATTGCCGCGGCGAGTGCGTCTTCCACCTGTCACAAGAGCAGCAGGAACAGGTGTGGGTGTTGGTGTAGTTACAGGAACAGGTGTTGGTGTAGTTACAGGGGTTGGTGCAGTCGTTGCAATCGCATTGGATACAATGGCATTGTGATTATTCAATATAGCAGTTTCATCCGGTGTTAAAACTGGACTACCAGCGGCGTCAGTTGCTCTAGGAGCAGGCGGCGGTGGCGCATTTTTTCCAAAAAACAACCTATATTGTGTGGCGGTGACGGTTGATGGTAACTGGTATATATAATTGAAAGTTCCTTTGTCATTGGTTCCTTTGTATAAAATCGGAGGCTTAAAATTAGCATCCAATATGGGATAATCATATTTGGCATTATTTGCAACGTCTGTTTTAAATTTTGTTATAAATGCGGATGTCATCCTAGAATCTTCCAAGAGCAATGAAGCATCTGCGGGTGAAGCAGGTGAAGCAGGTGAAGCAGGTGAAGCAGTGGCAGTGGGCGCAGGGGTTTTTTTAAACAGCCCCCCAAATCCGCTCGGTTTGACTGGATTAGTGGCACTGACGGGTGCGGCTGGAGTAGCAGCAGCGGGTTTGGGTTTAAATCTGTCCATAAATCCTCCCCCAGCCATCGTTTCATTCACGCGAAATGGAGCCAAATCAAAAAATGCACATTTTGACACAGGTGTGTCATTCATTCTATACCACAGCACCCGCATCATGGTGTCATTTGCTTTAATTTTGAGGGCGATGGGGTCAACTGCCGCGGCGTTGATGTCAGCCGCTTGCAATCGTTCCACATCCAATGAAAGGGCAGAAGTCATGTCAACCCCGCCCGCAAACATGATCCCGCAATACGTCAAATGATACAACATGGAAGACACGCTCCATGATTTTTTGCGCAGGTTGGTGCACACGGGCGCCTTTGAAAAATCGGCGGTCATGGCCGGGCGTTTGTGCGTCGGATTCAAGCATCGCGTGGAAACTTTATTTGTAATGAATTTGGTTGCATCCACATCACAGTCCATTGTTATTGCGTCGCGTTCTCCGTCGGTGAATTCGGAACACGGGTGTTCATACCCACCTTTGGGCAATGCAGTGACCAAATCAAGCGTAGTGACGACGCGCAAATAAGATATTCTGCCTTTAACGTTTGTATCGGTCGTAACATAATTGGATGCAGCCGGGTCTTTTTGGCACAGATCGGTCGCTTGTGTTAAGCAACAAAACAGGGCGGCCTCTTTGGGTCCAAACACGCGGGGAGATGCCAGTGAATAGCATCCAATGCTGACATCAAATATGGTTGCACCAGCGATGCTCGCCAAATTGGGCGAAATTTGTTGGACGTATTCGCCCGCAAATGCGGTGGCCATTGCTCCACCCAGCGAATGACCCGTTGTGAGCAGTTTCATGGAACCTGGCGCGATTATGTTTGCGCCGTTTAATTCATGCGCAACATCAATTGCCATTTGAACGATAACATGAATTTGTTCCTGCAATATTTTGAAAATTCCAATCAATCCGGCATCTATGGTTCCAAAAAAATCAACCAGTTTAGTAGGGGTCAATGAACTGGGACGGGAATATGCAAGCGCCGATTTTGCATTTGCCGTTCCCCGAAACACAATCCACACCAAATTTGGAGCGCGTTTGTCGCCGAACACGTAGATGGTTCCATAATTTGAATCCGAAATAGCGCGAAACACGAGTTGCGGATTGTCCTTCAGCACAAGCGCCGGGGCGCAATTTAACATTTCGGGAGTGGTTGTAGCCGGATTTTTTTTATCTTCGGCTATTCTTCTGCGCTCACCCAATGCAATGTTCACTTTTTCAGCCCAAGATGCAACCTGGTCAAAATTTCCATAAGCATCCGTCGCTTGGCCAGTCGTTGAGTCATAATTTGTTATGCAATCAAGTGTCAACATGCTTGCCTTGGGAGGTGTTGCATTGATTCCAGCGACTTCAACCACATTCAGTCCCCAGCGTTTCTGACCTGGTTTAAAATTACCAACCAGTTGCAACATGGTTTCGTCATCCAGCAATCCAGCAATTCCTTTGGTGGTTGCCTGTTTATTTATCATGCCCAGCACCTCCGCCGTTGGCAATTCACCGCTGCCGGTTGTTCCATCCCCGTATATTTCAGTGTACCTTCCTAAAAATTGTTGAGGGTTCAAATATGCTAAACGTGCATAAACCGCCGACCACCATGCCATGAAATAATTTGCATTCAATGACGCCGTGGCAGGTGTAGCACTACCAAACAACGGCATTTATCTGCGCGTGTTCGTATTCAGTTTATACATTGAATGTATATAATAAATTACACAAACCGGGGACTCGTTGTTTTAATGGTGGACGTGGATGCATTTGAATTTGAAGGAAAGAATGTGTCGCACGCATGCGCGCCCTCTATTCGCGTAATGCACATCTCATCAATGATGATGTCATTGGTTGCATGCATGGTCAAAAACTGTTCGTAAATGCTGGCGCCCCCAATGATCCATATCTCGTCGTATTTGGCAGAGTCTGATTCTAAATGCGCAAATAGGTCTGGCATGGAAGAGAACCAATGTTCCAAACCTGAATCATTGTTGGATGGAGGCGGTGCATGCGATGAGAGAATGAGGTTGGCCCTTCTGCGCAACGGGTGAACATGGGCAGGAATGCTGTCCCACGTGTTTTTCCCCATGATGACCGCGTTGTTGCCTGCGCCCGTGGTTCGCTTGGCAAAATGAGCCATGTCAGCTTTGCAGTGCGGCCACGGCAGCTGGCCGTTGTATCCAATGCCGCCATCCGAGCACATGGCCACGATGAGTTTGAATGTCAGCACCATGATTTATTGAGCCGACTGATTTATTACATTGCAAATTGTTTATATTTAAAAACATTTAATGACAAATGTCACCATTATATAATATATATAATATCAATAATTATATAATTTGCAGAATGGATCCTAAAAATTATGCGAATCCGATTTATAAGGTCAATGTCATGGGACAACAAAAACTCATAGTGTTTGGACCCGCGGAAGAAGACATGCCGCCCAGCGATTATATTAAATACTCCAGCCAGCACATACACCCCGACGACACCATAGAAACCATTAAGCGCAAAATACTGGTTGAACTGCCATCGGTGTCATACGACGAGCTGTATCTGTTTACCAGAGTGCAGCCGTTTTTGACGATTGAACGCACAGTTCAACTGCTAACCTGCGGGAATCGGGTCCCCATTTCGCGCGACCGGCTGATAACGCTGTGCCAAAATTTGAAGAGTCCGGACATTGCCGAACAGCTGTGCAAGAGCATAAGGCCCCAAGCAGATAAACCCGACTACACAACGGACGAGTTGTCCGAATTCCTGTTAGCCGTTCAGGCCAGCGAGAACCTGCTCATGGAGGTGCCGCTGGGGGAAACCCTGCAATACGATTATCCCATGCCCGCAGATCCGTTCCAGCCCGTAATGGACCCTTTCCTTAAAAAAGAGCACCACAATTTGGTAATAACCAATGACAAAACAGTGCTGCTAGACTGCGGCGACATTCACGAGCACGTGATCTACGCGTGCTGCGCGGCCGATGTCTTGATTGCCAATGAACGCGCCAGTGCTTCTGCCACCGATGCCGAGTTAATAAGGCTGTATTATCCATATTTGCAAGAAAAGGGAATTGCGTCGCGCGAGCAGCTGGCAGAACGAAAGCAGGAACTGCTGGACAGCACGCGTGAGCTGATTGACGCAGCATTCATCGCGCACGCTGAGGCCGTGGATGTGCTGTATCGGGTGTATGATGGCAGGCAAAATCCCGCCGAGCTGCAATACGCCGAACGCGGGATTAAGTCGTTGCATTTCATCATGCGACCGATTGTGCGGTTCGCAATGCCGCTGGACAGTCTGTTCAAAGTGCTGCACAGCGCGCAGAGCACGCCGCTCATTAAATACAACCCGCAAGGCCAGCGAGAGAAGGTGTATCGCATGTATGCACCGGGCGTTGCCAAAAACGGGAACCGAATTCCCGCGTTGACCAAATCCAAAATCACGCGTCTGGACGGCGAGATCGGCAAACGTCGGCGAGTTGCGGCATACATGGAACATTATCACGACGGCTTCGTGTGCGAAGTGGTGTGCGAATTTGACTCGGAAGCCAACGTGCACGTCAAAGCGCATTTTCGCCAAGCACTGCATTATGGTACTCCGTATGAAAATGCGGCCGACCGCGTGTTGCGCGAGTGCCTGAATCCGCTTCTGGATGAAGCGCGCGGGTTCCTGCAGACCACCAGCGGCAACAGCATTGAACTGTTCTGCAGCATTGCCGTTCCCACCGTGGAAATAGTGGACATTGGGTATGCCGCATATTTGATGAACACGCCGATGATTCGGGCGCAGGGCATCATGGGCTGCATGTCGGCCGTTTTCACGGTTATCAACGAAACCGATGCCGAGCTCAGCATGCGCTACAAACGCGTGTCCAATTATGATGAACGATTCGGAGCGGAAGCGTACATTTCGGAGCGCATGCGCAAAGACGCCCCGATTGGCAGCATCGTGGATGGCCTCGTTAAAAATCGGTTGGTCAAGACGGAAGAAGCAGCAATGAAGCGGGTTGAGGATTATCGCATGGCAGAACAGGTCATGGAGAGCGCGCACCGACGCATCCGAACGCGGACTAAGCAACCCGGTTTTTTGACCGTTGTGCGCCGCGAAAACACGGAACTGCATATAGAAATCAGCGACATCACCAGCGTGTGGTATATCCGCCTGCTGGAAATTTATTTGGACGCCATAATCCGGATTTCAATGTATGGGAAAAGCAAAGGCGCGAGAACCACGAGTGTGCCGTTGCCCGTTCTGGAGAGCCTGTGTTCCAAGCGATCTGGGCGCAAGATGACCGAAGTCAATGAATTGATTGCAGAAGCGGCGGGGGATGCATTTGTGGCGGACCTGTCGTTTGAAGACCGGGTTGCATTGGAACGGGCGCTGGAACGCGAAGCGGAGGGGCTGGGTTTTGAAGAAGGGGAAGCAGGCGCGGGAGCAGGAAACGAAGCGGACGTGTATGCCCAGATGGATATGATGATGGGTGATGATGACGAAAGCGATGGCGAAGGAAGCGACAACGAACAGGCCGGTGGCGCACCTAAAAAAGCTGCTGCTGCTGCCGCTGCTGAATCCGAGTCTGATTCAGATTCTGTCGGGTCAGATTCAGTGGTAACCGCTGCTTATGCGCCCCAGTCTTTGAAAAATCCGAACCCGTTTGAACACAAGCTGCAAAAGAGCGAGCCCATCCTGTTTCTCTCCAAAAAAACGGGGAATTATGACACGTATTCCACCAACTGCCAGTCAAATATTAAACGGCAGCCGGTGGTGCTGTCCAAGCGGGAATATGATGAGCTTCATGCCGATCCCGAAATGCGACCCATGTTGAAGGACGCGCTGGAATACGGATCGGACCCCGACAACAAGTACTATTACATGTGTCCGAGGTACTGGAGTTTCAAAGACCGGCGACCCATGACGGAACAAGAAGTGAAAGATAAGAAATTGGAATCGCATGTAATCGGCAAAAAAGACAAAGAAGTAACCCAGGACAAATACATATTTGAATTCAATGATTATGGCAAGGAGCACATGGGCGCAAAAGGCTACATTCAGCATTACCCCGGATTTTTGAATGCCAGCGTGCACCCGGATGGATTGTGCGTCCCCTGCTGTTTCAAAAAAAAACAACAGTTTGCCGATTTGAAAGTGTGTGAAGACAAGCTGCGCACGGCAAAGGGACAAAAAGAGCCAGCGCAAGCAGCACCAGCCATGGAACAATCAGTCGCGGCACCAGCCATGGAACAATCAGTCGCAGCACCAGCCATGGAACAATCAGTTGCAGCACCAGCCATGGAACAATCAGTCGCAGCACCAGCCATGGAACAACCGCCGCCGCAACCACAACCGCCGCAACCACAACAACAAAAGGCCCCGGATGATTACATTGTGGGCCCGGATAAATTTCCGATTCCGTTGGGTCGTCGCGGATATTTGCCGCAACCCGTGCAACGATTTTTGAACTACGACAACAGCACGTGTCAGGTGAGCCAGACAAACAAATCTCTGAAGAAGAATGTTGCGTGCTTGTTGCGGCACGGGGTGCAGGAATGGGACCAGGATACAATGGGTCGTCTAAGCGAACTGCAGTCGTTCATTGCGTGCATGGCCGCCCTCAGACAGGACGCTCACCCAAAAAGCATCCCAGAAATGAAACGAATCATTTTGGACGGAATCACGCTGGACTCGTTTTTAACGTATCAAAACGGCACGCTGGTGGATGCCTTCAAACCCGCCCCCGGACAAGACGTGGAAGTCCATGCATCCCTGTCCATATACAGCAAGACCAAATACGTGCAGAAAATGAAAGCGAGCGCAAAGGGCAAAACCGCAAAAACGCAGGAAAGGATTGAAGCCACTATGAGCAACACCATCAATGCGTACGATAATTTCAGGAAGTTCCTTTTAAGCGATGACACTGTAATTGACCACACCTACATGTGGGACATTTTCACCACGTTTAATCCCAAAATATTTAATACGCAAAAAGTGGGGTTCAACCTGATCATCCTGGAGATTCCAAAAGACGACAACAGCGACGCGCTCAACATCGTGTGTCCCTCCAACCACTATTCCAACAACCTTTTTGACGCGCACAAAATGACCGTCATATTGATAAAACAGTACAACTATTACGAACCCATTTTTCAATTCACAGACAATGATAACGCAAAGAAATCCGACATAAAGAAATCATTCAGCATAATTGCTTCCAGCCTCATGCCCAACCTGAAGGTCATGATAGATCTAATCAAAGACCACATTCTGCCGGGGTGCAAACCGGTCAATGTGCCGAGCATTAAAACCTACAATTTCAAATACAACATCTCGGCCGCAGAGGCGATGTCCATTCTGACAAAAGAGAAATTTACTGTAAATCGGCTGGTTCTGAATTACGATTCCAAAGTCATTGGGCTTGAGGTTGAAAAACGGACATCCGATGGATCGCACTCTGGAATCATAATGACGGCGGCATCGCCGTTGGACCCGAAGATGGTGGAGATGGACATGGATCTGGTCATGATGGACGATCCCGACATTTGGAGTTCATACGAAAATACGCTGGGGTTCCTCGCATTCGTGAGCAAAGAAACGAAAGCGAAGATTCCGTGCCTGCCGCGCATCAAAGTCATTGATGACGGCCACCTCATTGGAATCATGACGGAAACTAACCAGTTTGTGGAAATCCATCCATACATTGAAGAACCACGAATTCCGCCTCCGCCCAATGGAGTGAAATCACTGGAGAGCATTGCATATATGACGAACCCCAATGACGCGGATGCAGAAGTGCAAACGGGATCCAGGGAAGATGCAGACCGGGTGAAATACGTGCGACACATTCAATTGGAAACCGAAATGTATGAACTGTTTCGCAATTCCATGCGCATCATGATCAACGGCATAAAGAACATGGCGCAAAAGAAACGGATTGAAGACATTGTCAAAGACGTAAACTCACAGCCTGCAAACAGTTACAACCACAAAATTCGCGAAATCATGCGGATATGCCGAGAGATAAGCAACCCGTTGATTCAATTTGCGGACATGTCTGCTGCCGCGCTGGACGCGTTCAAACCCAGCTCCACTGCATTCATGCGGTGCATTACAGCCGACAACCGGATTGAGCACGGCCCAAAAATGTGCATGCGCGCCGTGAATCCGGTCGGAGAATGCAGCATCATTTTCCCGCTCAAAAACCTGATCAATGGAATGGACAACCGCACTTTTTATTACGGCAAATTGGCCGATGAACTGCTGCGATACACGCGCATTCGTCGGTTCCTCCTGTCGTCCTCGTCCACATTCACCTCCCTCATGCCGATGCCCTATGATTTGAACCATGACGAAATCATTTTGCTGCATTCGCAATTGGAACATTATTTTGACCATCTGGAACCCGGCGCCGGGACAATCAACCGATTTGCGCGATACAACACGTTTGACACTGCAAATCCGGAACTGAACCCCGGCGAAGTTCCGTCCAGCAATTACATTGTTGCTCCTTCTAACATCGGAGTTGGTGCTGTAGCAGAAATAAGGGAAGAATCACCTCAAGCGGCTGCGGCTGCTGCTGCTGCTGCTGCTGCTGCTGCTGCTGGGCGCAATTTATGCGCCCCAGTTGCAATTAAACCACTGGCAGGATCCGCGGCGCATTATTTCCCCAAAACAATGAAACTGCTCACATTTGAAAACACCACGGGGGAGTGCACGTTTGAAGCATTCGTCGCCATTATGAAAGAGAAAAATGCAGAGTATGATGACATGACCGTGCATGAACTGAAAGACATGCTGGTGCGAAAATATGCCGAACTCATGGGCACGCACAAAGTGCAAATGATGAACTATTACAAGCACTTAACTGCCAATCGCCGCGTGCTGGCCACCAATGCGCAGGATTTCATTATGAACTCATTCCATTACATGACGCATTTAGACTTGTGGATACTGGCTCAGCATTTCCACATTCCGATCGTGCTGTTTGCAGCCCAACCGCATCACCCCTTGATTGAAAATAAACAGCCGGTGCTTGTGCTGTATCATGCTCCCGAGACCGATGAAACAAACGCCGCATTTTATTACGTCATGACGATGGGGCGCAGCCGAGATGTTGCTCCCATGTACAGCATCGTCCGAACCGGTGAAAATGAAATGAAATTCCCTCTGAGTCAATGCAATCCAGAGTTTGTGGAACAAGTGGCAAAACAACTAAACGTTGGCATTGGTTCGGTTGCGGACTTCATTGCGGACTACGTGCCCGTAGTGAAAAAACGCATTGGATTAAAGGCTGCTGCCGCCGCCGCCGATGAAGAAGAAGGGGAATAATTAAGAACTGAATGTAAAAAATGATTTAAAATAAAATATTGAATTGTATTATAACCCAATTCAATAAAATGCACTTTCACATTCCTCACATTCACATCACTGCTCCCGAAGTTGAGCACGGCCTTGACGTCATTGGCCGCATTGCTGGCGGCGGTGCCATTAGCAACGGCGCTGAAGCGCTCAGCCACGGTATTACCACGGTGGAGGACATTCGCCACCACCAGTATGGCGGTGCCATTGTGAACGGCGCCGAAACCGTGTTTCACGGAGCGGAAACCGTCATTGACGGCATGAGTGGCAACTGGTTTTAGACACGTGGTGTTTTCATGGAAATTTATATTTAGCATAAATGCATGGTAAATCTATTTTGCAATTTTCTTTTTCTTGGTTATACATTCGTATGTTTACGCTTTGTCCCTTTATGCGAGTGAAATGATTGTCAGTTTCAACATTTGTAAAATCTGTGTAATTTACTTCTATGTTCCATTCTTCATTGCCATTGGTTGCCGGTTTTTCCCAACCGAATTCTTCGTTCGTCTTGGTTCGCCCATTGTGACTTACATATTCAGCAAACGCTATGACTTTTCCATTGTTTCCACTCAATATAAACCATAATATGTCTCCTGGTTTGACAAGATAATCAAACCCTTTTGTTGATTTTGTTTCTTTCATGCCCCATGTCTTGTGCTGAACGCTGTTCATTAAATTATGGCCATCGTCGGCGCGGATTAACCAGTGATTTTTTGATTGAAGGTCGTCGTTAAAAATGGCCCATGATGGGATAGTGGCCCGCCAGCAACCGGCAACGGAGTCGTAATTGACGTGTTCCCATGTCTCATAAAATAAACACAACTCCATTCGGCGGATGGGACACATGGTTGGAGTGAATTCATCATCCCTCCAATATAATTCTTCTTCTACGTATTTAATTTGTTCTTGAAGTGTTTTGTTGTTGAAATCAGTGTAACATTTCCAAACGTGGGCAATGAATTTATCTTTTGTTTTTCTCGCATTAAATCTAACATAATGTTGATATCCATGCAATATGTTTATCACATAATCAAATATCTCAGATTTTGATAGTTGGATTGGATGAGATGAATTCATGCAATGGTATGGATATGAGGTATGATACAAATGTATAAATACTTATATTTATACATATTTCATTAACTAATTATAATCAGTTACGATCGCCGTTTGCATGATTTGGATTTAGGTTTGCCTCCCATTTTGGATGGAGATTTTTTGGTTTTAGGCGATGATGTCCTTGGCGACTTCTTTGGCGACTTCTTTGGCGACTTCTTTGGCGACTTCTTTGGTGATGCTTTATTTGGTGTGCGCGGAACCGTTCTTGACAAAGTATGCATGGCGGTTTTGCAAAACGCCGGCTGCAACCGGCAATTTGGGGATTGTGTTGGCCCCGTGCATTTGCAGGGGCGCATTATAGTCCGTAGATTCGGGGTCGGTTGCATTGAAAATCTCTCCATTGCGCGCTGACTCATTGCCCCAATCGGTCGCTCCCGTTGGATTGTTTTGGCGATGACTTTATTTATTTTGGCTTCCATCTGCATGGCCGCATCCCGCTCTTCACGTGTTTCCATCGTTCGCAGGTGAACGTCTGCCAGTGCATACGGACAACGAAATTCATGCGCGTGTTCTATTGCTAAACGCACCAACTCGGCTTCGTCGCACCCCGTTCCGAGCGCGCATCCAACCACCAACGCATCCATTTTTCGGGAATGCTCTCGTTTTTGTTTTTGTTTATCCATTTTGGGTTTATAAATTAATGATATATATATATTTTTATCATTAGTTTGAAGTTTAAAAATCAGCGCTTCTCCTCTTAAGGCTGCGACCAGGACTGCTACGCTTTGCACTGCTACGCTTTGCACTGCTACGCTTTGCACTGCTACGCTTTGCACTGCTACGCTTTGCACTGCTACGCTTTGCACTGCTGCGCCTTCTGGTGGGGCTGCTATTTGGACGACGCGTTTTTCGGGTTGCCTTCATTTTAGGCCATATTACTTTTGCACGACACATGGGACACTCCTTTTTTTTCATGTCATTTATGCACACGGTGTGCATGGGATGAAACCATTTTCCCTTTACATCTTTGTGAACAACTACTGGCATAAAAACTGGAGATCTTCCCTTAGCGGACCGTTCAACAAATTCTTCCATGCAAACGGGACATTCTGTGTCCATTTCAAGACCGTTCATGGCTCTAAATTCAGCCGCCATGGCTCCAAATTCAGCCGGTGTCCGAGCAATGCGTGTTTCAGCTCCTGGATCTTCTTCGGGTGCTTCACGTCCCAATGCCCATGGCGCACGATGCAGGGCAAACAGCCGCAGATTTCGCGTGATTGGCTGCACGATTTCCTCCATGAATTCCTCTGTTTCGGGTGAGATGTCTTCAATGAATTCAACTCCAAATTGATAAGGATGATGTCCGTCCGCTCGGTTGAACACTTGAATCGCCATAATCAGAATGTTCATTGTTCCTGGATGAATTTCGTAACCATCGTTATACCTGCGAGCAATCGTTAGAATTCCATAATCAATGAATTCTCTCAGCTCTTCCAAACGTTCGTCATTAAACTGATTGACATCCTGATTCAATCGTGCAAACGCGGCAACTAAAGTTTGATAATCCGCATCATGATACTCCCCAAAAATAACAATATGATCAGCGACCAACCTTGCAATAATTTGTTGGATTGGAAGCTGCGCCAAATTGTGTAAATTGACATTTTGCATTTGAATTTTGCAGATATGGCGTGAATTCTATTTATTATACGCATAAAAAAAATATTTTTTTATGCTATACTATATTTATACATTGTATACAACCATAACAAATGCATCGTCTAAAACCCGACATTGTAATTGTCCGCACCATGACCCAGATCCACCTTCTGGATGCTGCCCACATTGGACTCAATCGTCAACTTCTCAAACGCACACGCGCTCGTGTCCATCGCAGCAGAGCCCATCGCCTCCGCAATCTCCTCCTGCTCGTTCTGCGCCTGGAACGCCACGTCCTCCATCTTGGCGATCATCTGCGGCAGGTCCAGCATGACCTGGAAACTGCTGGTGCCGTAGTAACCCTCCTGCCCGCACATCACGTTCGCCGAAATGCCGCGCATTTGGTCCAGCTCCGCATGGCGCGCCGCCTTCAAAAACATCTCCGGCGTCTCCTCAAACGACGCCTTGGCAATGGGGCCAATGTTGTCATTGTTGATGCCGTGCCTGAAAATGGACACCATGCCGGAACTCGCCGTCATGCGGTCGCACAGCAGGCTCAAGTGATGGTAATTGATATAAGTGCCGTCGTTCTCAAACACGCCCGTCATCTCGGACAGCAGCGCCTCGCGGGCCGCCTCAATCCCTAGCACGCTGCGAATCTCCTGAATGTCGTCGCTGATCGTGCGATTCACGTCAATGTAGTCCAGCGCCAGAACGTCCATCAAGTTGGTCCCCTTCGTATCCAGAACCCACGTCTCCTTCTTGACATACGCGCCGTCCTCCTTGTGCAGCGTGTCCATGAGCTTGCGCAGAGTGACCTTGCTGATGTTTTTCAGGCCGCGCAGCACGATGTTGTTCAACAGCTGGTCCTGGAACGCCTTCAGCAGGTAAATCTTGTCCGACTGGTCCAACGGGTTCTCCTTCGGCTTCAGCGGTTTCTTGCCGTTGATGTTGTTCATGCGCAGACGGAACACCAGCTTCTCAGCATTGTAGTCCGCGTAAATGCAGCTCACGTCGTCGCCGTGGCTATTCTTAATGGCGAAGTGCACGTCGTCCATGGTGATGCGCTTGTCCAACATGGCCTCACGACTCATGACCATCCGGATGATCCACTTGGAACGCGCCGCATCATTGGGGTCGGCCTCGGCATCAGGCGCATCTATGCCCGCGCACTCTTGCAACAGGCGCTGATACTCGTAGTATTGCAACATCGTGCTGCGGTCCTCCTGAATCAGCGTGTTCATGTCGTCGGGGTCAAAGCATATGGACACGCTTTCCACCAGCTCGCTCAGCTGCGTGAGCTCAATCTGCGCAATCAGCTCCTTGGCGCGCTCGCAGTCGGTCTCCTCGTCCTTCTTCAGATAAATGGTGAGCGACGAGTTCTTCGGGTTCTCGGTGATGGACAGCAGCTCCTCAATGCGGGGCACACCGCGCGTCACGTTCGCCTTCATGGCAACACCGCTGCCTGCAGTGTGAAATGTATTAAGGGTGAGCTGCGTGGTGGGCTCACCAATGCTCTGTGCGCTGATCATGCCCACCATTTCGCCCGGCGCAATGAGCGATCCCTTGTATTTCAGCACGATCATTTCCAAAAGTATGGACAGCGCCTTTTTGTTGAAGCGCTTCACCATGAGCAAGTCCTTCGGCGACAGATAGTAGAAGTACATGGCCTTGAACAGCTCGGTGGGCGCGCAATAATGCATGCTTTCCAGACGCTTGTATGCCGCCTCAATCATGGCAAACGCCTCCAGCGGCGTGATGTCCACAATGGAGTTGTTGTTGATTTGCTGCAGGCCCTTGACATTGTTGATGGTGTGGGCGAATGCCACTGGCAGGAACACGCGATCATTGTTCTTATTACGAAACACGCGCTGAATTATAGTCTCGCGCTGCTCAATCATGAAATCAATCCAGTGCTTGCATTTGGCATCGTTCTCGGCTTTCTGCTTCTTCATGCGCGAAATGACGCCCTTGGTGAATGCCGCCGTGAACACCACGTCCTTCGGGTCGCTGCTCGGCATGTGGTAGTGCGCGTAAATCTCGTCCAGACCCAGATTCACCAGCGGCATGATCTGGCTCTCCACTTTGACGGGGTCAATGCCGTCTTCGCCGTAGCTGAACTGAATGACGCGGCCTTTGTTGTTGCGCACCGTCATGTCGTACTCAATCTTCAAATCCTCCATGCCTTTGATGAGTCGGCGCTGGATATATCCAGTGGAAGACGTATCGCGCACTTGGAGTCCATTCGCCAGACCAAAGTTGAGCGTGGTGGGAATGGTCAAATCATACATCTTGGGATGAAGCACGGGGTCAACGGATTCAATGCTGACAATTGCATCCAGAACCACGTCGTTGTGCTGTTGCACCTTGTTCAACGCGGAAGTCCAACGAATGGATTTGAGACGATCATTTTTCTGGTCATGCAACAAGTAAATCTGCTCGGCAAACAGCTGGCCGTTAGTTGAACGGATGGATAGTCTGTAAGAGGGCTTGATATTTTTTGTTCCAAAGTTGTTGCGCTTGAGCTGACTTTTGAAGACGCGAGCGTGAACTCCAATGCGGGAACACAAGAACGCAATGTCTTCGGTCAATCTCTGACTGCATGATGAACTTTCAATTGAGTTCCTTGAAACATGTCCATCCCCGGAAATGTATCCACTGATAATTCCTTTGACGAATTCTATGTTTGAAACGTATGCTTCATTTGGAACGTGCTTGGAATCGGCGCCATGTCCAACCAGTTGCGTTATGAATTTTGCCAATATGCATGAGGTTCCAACCACTGTGGAAGTTGTTCCATTTGCATTGTTCTTTCTGATATCCTCTTTGCATTTTATGTTGTATTTTACAAACCATGTTTTCACGAATTCGCGAATGTTTGAGTCATTGTTTGTTATGTATATGTTTGCCCCATTGATGTTTCCTTCCGCAATGAACAATCCAATGAATGTTCCATTTTCATAATTCAGTTCAAATGTTTCTGGAACAATTCCCCATTGGCGCGAGCCACTTGGGGGATACACGCCATTGGCGGACAATTCATCAATTTTTGAACGAACAATCGCACGCTGCAATCTGGCCTTGCTGTCAAATGGCAAGGTGAATGCAGTGTTGTTGTTTTCATCCCACCAATTTGACGGGATTTTCTTCCTATCTTGCATGCCTTCATTCATCATTTCAATTGCCGTTTTCACTTCGCTTCCGTAAATGAATTCACTCTTTGGGAAATATTTCGTCATTTGAATTTCGTCAATTCCAACACCACTCTTCAAATCGCGCACATGCTTCGCAACTGGCACGAAATCGCCAACCTTGATTTCATCTGTGTATTTCTCGCGAAACTGACCCAGTTCTGCATTCCATACCAGCAGTGATTTGTTTGCAGTAACGGTGACATAGCGCCCAGCATGAGTAGTGATTTTATATAATTTTTCTCCAGGGTCGTGTCTCGTTACTGCACTCACCGTTTCCCAAGACACATGGCCATCATAGTCCATTGTCACGATCTTGACGGGATGATCAAGCTCCAGATATTCCATGTTTTGCTCCGTCATGCGCTGAACACGACCATCATGGGACGACGTAATGTGCGAGTCAATCCATTCGCCAATTTTGACGTATTTGGGCTCATCGTTTTCAACGACAATCACAGGGGTTTCCCATGTAACGGATTTCACAGCGGTGTCAATGAGACCCACACGACCACCCATGGCGTGAAAGAAGAGCTCCTCCGGCGTGAGCCCCGAAATGAAGGAGTTCTCCACGAAGCCGCGCGCCCCCGGCGAGTCGTCGTATTTCGTAAAGTGCGGCAGCGTGCGGTTCTCAAACCCGTAGGGGATGCGCTTGCCGTCAATGAGCTGCTGTCCGAGACACGCAATCATCTGCGAAATGTTCAAATCGCTGCCCTTGGAACCCGCCTTGACCATGGTGACAAATCGGTTGTCCTTGTCCAGACTCTTCAACCCGATCTTGCCCGAATCAAGTGTGGCCTTGTTCAAAATATTGGTGACCTGGAACTCAAACTCGTCCTCGTTGGTGTTCCCCGTCACATTTTCAAAGATGCCGAGATATGTCTGGTCAATCAGGTTCTTCACCTCCTTCTTCTTTGAAGTGATGGACTGCGCGATCTGCTCGTTCGTGCTGCGATTCGCAATCAAGTCGCTGATGCCGACACTGTAAGCGCTGGTCTTCATGTACTCCGTGACGATGTTCTGCAGGTTGTCAATGAAGTCGGATGCCGCCATGTTGCCGAAGTCGTTGCAGGTGCGCGTGATGAGCCCGTTGCTGCCTCCGCCGAGCACGTCCTTGTCCAGCTGCCCGCGCAAATACTTGCCGTCCACTATTTCCAACACGCCGGGCGAGGTCGCAAAGTCGTCGGTTTCGCCGAAACCCTTGGTCTTGTATTTCATGGTGAATGCCGGCATGATCTGCGACAGGATCTGGAAACTGGTGATGCGGTCCGCGTGAGACGCAAACAGCCCTTCATTGATGCCGTTGTAAGCCATCAACAGGTTCATGGCATCGCGCGGCGTGAATGACACACCGGGGCGGGTCAAACGGTACGACCCCAGCAGCGAGTCCTGGAAGATGCCGATAATTGACTGATTTTTCGCCGGGCTGATGATTTGATACGGCACGGCTGCCAGGTTCTTGAGCTCCGCCTCGGCCTCCTCGTCCTGTGGCATGTGCATGTTCATTTCATCGCCGTCAAAATCGGCATTGTAAGGCTTGGTGTCGCCGACGTTCATGCGAAACGTGTCGCCCTGATGCATGATGCGCGCAATGTGACACATCATACTCATTCTGTGCAGCGTGGGCTGACGGTTGAACAGCACGCCGTCGCCGTCCATCATGTGGCGGTGCACGATGTCGCCATTGTAAAGCACGATGTTGTCGCGGTCGGCATATCGCAGCGAAATGTTCTCGCCGCCCTTGCGCTCCAGAATCTTCGCACCAGGGTACTCCTCCGGCCCGTTGCGCACCAGTTTGGTGAGAACGCGGCGGTTCATGTCGTTCACCACAACCGGTTTCGTGATGTTCTTCGCAATTTTGAGCGGGACGCCGAGCTCCCGAATGGACAGATTGGGGTCGGGCGTGATGACGGAACGCGCCGAAAAGTCAACGCGCTTGCCCATGAGGTTTCCACGCACGCGACCGCCCTTGCCGTTCAAACGCTCCTTAATGGACTTGAGGGGGCGCCCGGAACGCTGGGCCACAGGTGCCGCACCCGGAATGTTGTTGTCCACGAGTGTGGCGCAGTAATACTGCAGGACCGTGTGCCAGTCGGCGATAATGTTGGCCTGTGCGCCGTCGCGTATTTTCTCCTGCAGCGTCTTGTTTGCCTTGACGATGTTGACGATGATGTGCGTGAGGTCGTCCTCGCTGCGCTGCTGGCCGTCCATTTTGATGGAAGGACGCACCGCCGGCGGAGGAACCGCCAGCACCTGACAAATCATCCAATCCGGGCGCGAAAATGCGGGACTGAACCCCATGAACGACACGTCGTCGTCGCTGATCCTGCGAAATATCTTGAGGACAATGTCCGGGGTGAGCAACATATTCATTTTTTTGGCGTCTTCTTCGGACATGCCTTTTATGCCGTCGCTGTCCCACTCGGCAATCAACGTGGCCAAATTCTCTTTTCTGATTTTTTTGGGCATGAGACAGCCACATCCATCTTCGTTGTCATCACCGCATCGCTTGACCTTGCTCGCCACGCCGAACACATAAGACCAGCGCTCGTCGGGCAGCATTTTCAACGCTTGCTTGTGTTCATCCTTGCTGATGAGCAATTTACTGCATTTGATGCAGACGCATCGCAGAATCTTATGCACGGTGGCCAAATGCTGGTAATAAAACACTGGCGCGGCCAATTCAATACGGCCGAAATAACCGGGTGTGTTCATGTAGTCCAGACCATCCGTGGGGCAAAGCATGCCGGGTTCGGACACCCCCATATACGGGCAAAATAAACCGCCAATTACGGGTTTGTTCCCCACATACGTGTCGCGACTCGTAATTTCAGTGACCGATCCTTTTCGGATTTCTTCAGGGGAGAGCATGCTAAACTGAATGCCGACAATTTTTGATACACGGGGTTTGGATGATGATGCCATTGTTGTTGTTTCGGGATGCGGTCGTGTGTCTTAAAAATGATAGAATACTCCTTATACTTACTAAATAATATTTAGATTGTTTTTGCAATCAATTTTTATTAAAACAATGACAAATGAATGAAAATGTATGAAATGCAAGATTGATTTATTGATTGGATTATCAAAAAAATTGAAAACAAAAAATAAAATATAAACACATTGCATGACTACACCACAAGCAACAAGCAATACAACGCAACCAATGCCCATCAACATTTCAACCGTACCGAAGAAGAGAGTCGCCAGAGGAAAGAAGCAAGAAGATGCCGCCCGAGTTTATAAGAACAACACTTCCGGCCCTGATCCCAATGCGCCGCAACCACCATTTCAAGACAGCGATGGCACCGACAATGACGCGGAGGGTGACCATGCACCCATTGGAGCTGCTCCTCCAGCTGGCGCTGTATCCACTGTTGCCGTCGGAGAAGACACCACCCCAAAAAGCAAAAAAACACAAAAGGATGCAGCATACGATCGTTTGGAAGTGAATCGGTTGTTGTCTGATTTGTTCCCATCAACCTACATGAACGAAAAGGTGAAACAGCTTGAAACCACCGCTGCAAAAAAGACAAAGGCAACCCGCGCAGCCGCAACCGCAGACGCCATTGTTCCAATCCACACAAAACCAAATCCCGAAGATGCAATCGCGCAAGCAATCATTGACAATGCATTTTCGGCATCGGCAATTGATGGTGCGCCAGTCACGCCACCAGCCAATGTGACAGCCACATCCACAACTACACCAAAGGCCCCCAAAAAAGCAGCTCCTGCAAAAAAAAATAAAGAGAAGCAAAACTTCAACATCATCATACATGTTGAACCGAAACAGAAAGGTCAAGGGCAAGGCCAACCCCAAGGCCAACCCCAAGGCCAACCCCAAGGCCAACCCCAAGGCCAACCCCAGGCTCAAATTCCTGGCTCGGATGTTTCCAGGCGCCTAGATTTCGGCAAGAAAAAATGCATTCATGAACCCATTCATGACCCGCGCGAAGACGATGACAGTGATGAAGACTACATCCCTGAAGACACCGACGATGAAGAAGCCGATTGGGAGGATGACGACGAAGAATACGATGATGAATATGATGAAGACGACAGCTACTACTCTTCGTCATCAGAAAGCGACGACGACGAAGACACGGCAGAACTGGAAGCCCTGCAGAAGAAATACACGGATGAAATGAAAATGATGCAGTCATTGCGCGCAACATACGAAGACATGCTGGCCAAAGACAAAACCAACCGCGTTGTGGCAAATCAGCTGAAAACCCTCCACCAATCAGAAGAGAAAATCAGGAAGGAGTTGGACGATCTGACTTTCAAACAGAAACGCACAAATTCCAAAAAGTTCCGCAAGTTGCTGCGCAAGAAGAACTCCACAAATGATCTGGAATACTTCAAGAAGAATCTCACAATCCAGCAGCAGCGCGCACTCATTGACGAATTGAACGAAGTCACCAAGGTGACCGCAATTGAGAAGCCCTACAAGTTGACTCTGCTGGAATCCGACATCCCGCGCGACATGAAAGCGGTTGCAATTCGCAAAGTTGGCATGTTGCAGTACATGGAACCCGGCTGCGGCGAATACTGCAAGCTGAAGAACTGGGTGGAAGCCTTCATGCAGATCCCGTTCAACAAAAACAAAAATCTGCCGCTCACCATTTCCGACGGGGTGGACCGATGCCACGAGTTCATGACCTCCGCTAAAAATCGTCTGGACACCGCAGTCTATGGCCTGAACGACGCCAAAATGCAGATCATGCAGATGGTCGGGCAATGGATCGCAAACCCCTCCGCCATCGGCACTGCGGTTGCCATTCACGGACCGCCCGGCACAGGAAAGACGTCGCTTGTCAAGGAAGGCATCAGCAAGATCCTGGGTCGTGATTTTGCGTTCATTGCACTTGGTGGTGCCACCGACAGCAGCTTTCTGGAAGGACACTCCTACACATACGAGGGCAGCGTGTGGGGCAAGATTGTGGACATTCTGATCCGATGCAAATCCAGCAATCCCGTCATTTACTTTGACGAGCTGGACAAGATCAGCGAGACGTCCAAGGGCGAAGAAATCGTCGGCATCCTCACGCACCTTACTGACACGTCGCAGAATTCGCAATTCCACGACAAGTACTTTTCAGAGGTGGCATTTGACCTGAGCAAGTGCTTGTTCATCTTCAGTTACAATGACGAGAGCCGCGTGAATCCCGTGCTGCTGGATCGCATGTATAAAATTCGGACGACTGGATACAGCGCCAAAGACAAGACGTTCATTGCGCAGCACCATCTGATTCCTCACATACGGTCCGAAGTTGCTTTCGCAGAGGGCGACATCGTGATTCCCGATTCAGTCGTGGAATACATCGTGGAACATTGCACGCACAAGGAAGCGGGCGTCCGCAATTTGAAGCGCTGTTTAGAAATCATTTACACCAAGTTGAACCTGTATCGCCTCATGCGCCCCGGCACGCAGTTGTTTGACGACAAGGAAATGTCGTTGGAGGTGTCGTTTCCTTACACCGTGAGCCGAGAAGTGGTGGACAAGCTCATCAAAAAAGGCGACACCGACCGTCCCAATGTCAACATGTATTTGTAAGATTGTGGTTGTGGGTTGAATGGGTTGACAAAAATACAAAAATATTTTTATTTTTTTATTTTGTAGTGATATTATATAACAATTTAATACTAAGAATGAATCGCGAAAACAAAGTGCTCGTTCAAAAATTGAGAGAATTAAGAGACTATTATGATAGCATCGGAAATGATGCGATGGTTAAATTATACGATGATTTACTTGAAAAACAGACTTGGAAAGGAACCATTTCACGTCCTGCAGGCTTCGTGCATTATGACCCCAGCGCGAGTTGGAATAAAGAATCACAATTTCGTCCCATGCACTGGGACCCAAAAGAAAATTGGAATCACAATCTCACTGTGGCAGATATGATGCACAAAAATTCTTCCGCATTTTATGACAACATTTCACGTAGTGTTCCATCTGAAAGTGACGTGGTTTATGCGAACGAAGGTGGTAAACGGCGAAAGAGTCGCAAAGTGCGAAAGAGTCGCAAAGTGCGAAAGAATCGCAAAGTGCGAAAGAGTCGCAAGCATTAAGAGAAATCAAATCAATCAATCAATCAATGTTCGTCAATGCATTGGTTGATTGCAGATGTTGTTACTGTGGCTGCTGTTGCTGTTGCTGCGGTTGCTGTTGCTGCGGTTGCGCTGGTTGCTGGGGCTGAACCAGCCCCTTGGACTCGCGGTCTAATAATTTGGCACTATTGTCCAAATTCGCGTCGTAACTTGCATAACTGGAATACTGCGTATTGGTGTCATTGGGAAAAAATCCGACCTTGTCGGCCTTGTCGGCCTTGTTTCCGTACACGTATTCGCCCGGTCCTGGAGTGGTGCTTGTGTTCAACTTTTTGGACGCCTTCCCGTTGTATGCGGTGGTTCCCGCAATTCCCACGGTATAAGAAGCAGTTGATGGAGCAGCTCCAATGGCGGGTCTAGACCCAGATGCCACCGCGTTCGCCAATCCAAATATGAGCGTGAAAAACACCAATAATGGGATCGCCACCAGCACCCATGCCACGGTCGTATAGCCTTTGGCGCACAGCACGTTCAAAATCCACGTCCAAAACAGGAACCACAATATTTTCAAAACGAATATATAGGTCGTGCTTTGCACCGGGCACGACACTGACCCCACGCAATACACGTTTGTGTTTTGGCGATTTTGCATCCAGGTCACCAGGAGCGCTATGAGAGAAATTACGATGTATGTCATCGCCGGCCCGCACAGGGTCGGGTAAGGGGGGGAAATAGCAGACACGGGTGCATTCATGGTTTTATTTGGTGTTTTTATACAGTGTTCCAATATTATAAAAATAAAAATAAAATTAGAATGACTTAGAATGACTGATTCGCATATTTCATGCCATCCAAATTGAAGAGGGTTTTCACAATGCTGTCTGGCACCAACGACATGGTGTCAATTCCTTCATTAACCAGAAACTCCGCAAATTCGGGGATGTCACTTGGTCCCTGTCCACATATGCCGATTTTCACGCCATTTTTTTTGCAACTTTTAATGGCGCTTGAAATCATTATTTTGACGGCCGCGTTCGTTTCGTTGCCAATGAATGACAAATTTCCTGCATCTCTGTCTAAACCCAAGCACAGTTGGGTCAAATCATTGGATCCAATTGAAAATCCATCCACGTGTTTGCAAAAATCATCGGCCAATATGACATTTGCCGGTATTTCACACATCAAGTATATTTTCAAACCGTTGATGCCTCGCTCCAGTCCAAACTGCTTCATCATTTCAATTGTTTTTGTGCACTCTTCAACGGTTCTGCAAAATGGCAGCATGACAACCACATTGCTCAATCCTATGATTTCCCTGGCATACGCAACTGCTTCGCATTCCAATTGAAACGCGTGTTTAAAAAAATCGCTGTAGTATCTTGAACACCCTCTAAATCCCAGCATTGGATTTTCTTCATTCGGCTCAAAAATGGTTCCACCCACCAAATCTTTGTATTCGTTTGATTTGAAATCGCTGAAACGAACAATAACGGGATGCGGATAAAACGTGGCGCCAATTCTTGAAATGCCGTATGCCAACCGTTTCACATAAAAGTCTCGCGGATCGCTGAACCCCCGGGACTTGATTTCAATGAATCGTTTGATGTCGTCGGTTGTTCTGTCCGGATTCAATATGGCCAACGGATGAATGCCAATGGTGTTTGCAATTATGAACTCTTCTCTCGCCAACCCAACCCCCACGACCGGCAAATTGTGATGTTTGAACACATTGTTCGGGTTTCCAATGTTCAACATCAGTTTCGTGTTGCAATTTTCCAAAGTTGGCACATTTTCTAAATTTGTTTTTTTCACACTGTAATCTATCAACCCGTCAAACACTTTGCCAATGTCCCCCTCGGAACAGCACGCCGTCACGGTTTGATTCATTTTTAACAGTTTGGTTGCATTCCCGCACCCCACAATTGCGGGTTTTCCCAATTCGCGAGACACGATCGCAGCATGGCTGGTCCTCCCGCCTTTGTCGGTTATAATCGCACTGGCTTTTTTCATTAATGGCTCATACGTTGGATCCGTGTATTCAGTCACCAACACATCCCCCTCCATGAATTCTTCACAGTCGCGCGTGTCCAAATTAAATATCAGCTTGACTTTGCCGCGGCCAATGGTGCTTCCAACCGCCACCCCCGTGCAAATCAGTTTGCTTTTCAAATCATTGGAACAATCCAACGCGTGTTCAATGTATTCATTGACATTGTGTTTTCTGCTGTGAATGGTTTCGGGCCTGGCCTGCACAATGTTCAGTTCATTTGTCAACCCATCCAGCGCCCACTCCACATCAACCGGGCACCATTTGTTGTGTTTGTTGGAATAATATTTTTCTATGCTGTGCGTCCATTGGGCCAGTTGCAAAATGAGACTTTCATCCATGCAAAATCGGGTTTGTTTGCACTGCTCAACTTGCACTATTTTGGTTCGTTCATCGTGCTCATCCGCGTAAACCATTTTATTGAGTTTATCGCCCAGTGTTTTGTCTATGATTGCGCTGTATCCCAATTCCAGCGTTTTTTTGTGAACAATGAATTCGTCCGGTTTGACTTGCCCCGACACCACCATTTCACCCAGCCCCCAGCTGGCGTTGATGACAATCACGTCTTTGAACCCGCTGTCCGGATCAATGGAAAAGGCCACGCCGCTGCATCCCAAATCACTTCTAACCATTTTTTGAACACACACGCTCAATTTAATGCTGCTGTTGTTTGAAAATCCCATGGTTTTTCTATAACAAATGGCGCGATCCGTGTATAAACTGGCAAAACAGCTTTTGATTTTTTCCAATAAATGCGCATTCCCTCGCACATTGAGATACGTGTCCTGCTGCCCTGCAAAACTGGCGTCTGGCAAGTCTTCGCTGGTTCCGGAGCTTCTAACCGCCACATCGGTGTAGGCTTGAGGCACGCCGTTGATGTCCAGATACTTGAAAGAGAGATCTTTGTAATATTGCACAATGTCCAGTTTTAGTGTTTCCGGAAAGTCGCCGTCGGTGATGAGATTTCGGATTTTTAGGCTGTTTCTTTTCAAACAAACAAAATCGTCCACATTGGTTTCATTGATGATGGCATTTATTTTCTCGTTTAAATTGTTGTGAGACATGAACAAATCATACGAGTTTGCAGTCACGACAAAGCCGTTCGGCACATTTATGTTCAAATGTTTTAAATTTTTGATCATTTCGCCTAGACTTGCGTTTTTTCCACCAACCAAATCAATTTCTTCTATGCCAGTTTCATGCAGCCATTTTAAGTAAATCATTGTATTGAGTTGGTTTAATTGGATTTGTGTGTATTTGTTTATATTTGTTATTATGATTTAATATTGTGATAATGAATGCATTAAATATTTAACGGATTCATGACATGAAAAATGACTACCAAAGGCCCTAAAACTCGGTGCTAAGGGTGCGGTTTCCGCCGCGCTCATTCAAATAATCCCACTGTTTTTGGCTGGTGCAGATGCAGCCGGTGCTGGAGGAGTAGTAGCTCGGGCAGCACTCGGGCTTCACTTCATTGTCCGCAAAAATGAGGAGTTCGCCGGGTGGCAGGGGGATGGGTCCGCCCTTATAATTCATACCCGACTTGGTGTTGTCCTGGTTGCCCATTTGTTTTGCGTAATTGCGTGCGGCATTCTCCCAATTGGCAATGGGAAGTCCGGTGTCCATGTTGTAATTGATGGGAGCGCCGTAATCATCGGATCCCAACATGGTTTGCTGCGTAAATGCCTCCTTAATCACGCTGCCCACATCGGACGGCATGCCGCCGATGGAAAACGAAGTGCAACTGCAAAATAAATGGGCTCCTAAAACAATGCCGATAACAACGAATAACACGACGAGTTCAACGCGCGCATGATATCCGAGAACCTTCAATTCCATTTTATTTGAAGTTAATTGATTTTGAAATGACGATTATATATAATAAAAATATAAATATTTTATTGCAATCAATTAAATCAAAATCAATCCATTCGTTTAAAATATTTATTAGTGTTTTGGTTCATTGATGTTCAACCAACAATGGGCTCTTAATTACCGGGAAGGAGGAGACGGAATAAGAGACAGACCCTGAATGTGCATGGTTTCGGCCAAGAAATGCGCAATGATGCCCATCGGCACAGCAATTCCAATGTAAACGGCGGTCATCACAGTCGCTGCGGCGGTTGAAGCAATCACAACGGGAATTCCAAATGGTCCAAACGCGGCCGCAATTGCCACCGCAATCCAGAGCGCAATAATTGCGGCCCCCATCGCAATCAGAATAATCACTATGATTTCAAACATGGATCTCAGCCCGGATTGTATGGTGTCATACGCTCCGAGCAGGGTATACAGCGACGTCGTCATGAGACCTTCAATTTTCCCCATCATGTCGCGCGCGCTCAATAACAGCAAGACCACCGGCTGCATGACGTTCAGTATGCGACTCATTATGTCTGCAATGATGGATGATACCGCGTCCCGAATGTTGTTGATCAATGTGCGCATGTCATTCAGCGCATTTGCAATTCCATGCAGCATGCTGGTCACAACCGATTGCGTGTAATACACCGGATCCATGAACGTGGACGAAATGGAGTTCAAATCGTTTTGTATACAATATTCAAAATTGACGTTCGTGTATTGCATCTGGTCGCTGAATGAATCGTTCGGTTTCATGATTGTTCCCGCAAACAGCATGTACGCTGGATTGCACCGGTATTTAATCCAATTGCTGCGAATCATATGTGCGCTGGAACGTATTTTTAAATATGCGTTTGCGCAACAAAATATGAAAATAATAATAACGGTCCATCCCACATCATACACATAGTCATCCTGGGTTTTGTTCTTGAATAAAAATTTAAACCATGGCAGTTCTGATGCATTTGCTGCATTTGCTGGTTCCATGTTATTGCTTTGATTGGAAGTAATATCCTTATTATTAAATATCATTATTTGTTTTTTCAGGTTTCTGCAAAACAAATGACTCAACTGAACCGGGAACGTAGTTCTGCACCCTCCTTCTTGGGAATTTGACTCAAACATGCCTAAAGTCCACACCAATGTCTATAATGCGCGCACCGTTTTGCCGATGGGACCGGCCCACGTGTTTTCCATTGTTTGCACGCTAGTGTCCAACGTGTACATCATGGTCGTCATAATGCCGACATTCTTGGACATCATGTCCTTGATTTTGATAACCATGATCTGAATCTGGGTGAGCATGTTTAAGAACACGCCGAAAATGTTTTGAATGCTGCCCGTCAAATTGTTTCTAAAATTGTTCATGAAATCGCGAATGTCGTTCAAACTGGATGTCAATCCACCAATGGTGCTCGTGGTTGCCGACATTAAATAATTTATGGGTTGCATCAGGATACTCATGTAGCCCGTCTGCATGGTTTGTATGCACTGTTCAAAATTGGTTTCAGTGTCGTACCCAAAAAATGATGCGGTTACCATGTAAACGGGACTGCACTTGAACAATGGCCAATTGTCTTTGACGCTCTTAATGTAAATCAGCATGAACACGCCGACGTCAAGTCCAACATAATATATTATAATTAAAAGCGCTTGCGCATAGGTTAATATTTTTGATGGCGGATCCGAACCAAAATTCTCTGGCAGTTCTGGTGCGACTGCCGGGTTTTGCATTTAATTTATATCACTATAAAATCCAAATATAATTTATTTTGCATTTGGATTTATATATTGTGCATTTATGTATTTATGACACCTGAGTGGTTGATACTGGCCCATTGGGATCATCATATGTCGCCAGCTTATTCGCGTGCATTGCCACGAAATTGCTACTTAAGCTGTTTCCATTCGCGCCAGCATTGTGGGCTCCCGCAAATTGCGGCACGGGCACGGTTGGTTTGGGCGTTGGACTTGGACTTGGCATTGGGGTTGGCTGACCCCCCCGTTTAGACCGTCTGCTTCGCCTGGACTTGCTGCGCTTGGATCGCTTGGACTTACGGGATCGCTTGGATCGCTTGGATCGCTTGGACTTGCTGCGCTTGGATCGCTTGGATCCACCCACTTTCCTGCCCGTCTGACTTAACACCAATGCATTGTGGGCAGCACTTCGGTTTTGACCTCCCGCAATTATGCTGTCGGGTGTCGTCGTTGGAAGGATTACAGGCACAGCAGCTTCACCGCTGGAAGGAGCCAACGTTGGTTTCGCGAGCACTGCCCCCCACGGGTGGTGTGCGGTTGGAGTTGGAGTTGGAGTTGGAGCTGGAGTTGGAGCTGTGATATACATTTATTGTTCGTATTGTTCTTATGCAATATAATTATATTTTTTAAAAAGCATTTAAAATCGTTGCATTATTGATATTATTATATTCCTATATTTTACAACATTATAAGTTTAAAATGAACAGTATGGACCGCCTCCAGTTGGAGAAAATGATTCACGCGAATGATGCCGCCGACAACACCTCGCAAATTCGCGACCTGCGACACAGCATGCGCATCCACGAGGATGTTGCCACCCTGCTCAATTTGAAGCACGATTACGCGCGTCTGGCCAAAACCAATCCCGAACAGTTTGACATGATGTGCGTGAAAAGGTGCGCCTTTTTGTTCAACACTTACACCGACATTTTCAACAAGGTTAAAAAAGATGAAATTGATTTGACAATTTTAGGGCAGTTGTTGGGCGTGCTAAAAATGATTGAAGACGGCAAGGTGGGTCAGCACGAAGCGTCAGTTGAAGTCGGGCAACTGCTCAAACAAATTTATATTGATAGCGCGCTAAAAAAATCGGAAAAGCTGGACAAACAAAATTCTGGATCTTCCTCTTCTGCATCTGCATCTCTCCCACCTGCAAAAAAGGTATCATGGAAACAATACAAGGCAACCCATCAAATCCAACCGCCGAATTCAAGCTGAATTTGGCCAACGCAACTGGCATTCAATTTAAAATCAATACATTTAAATTAAATTATTTTTATTTTAACATTATTATATAAATCATATATAAATCAATAAATGTCTAATGTGGTTATAATGGTTTGGATAAAACACTTAGAAATGGGAATTGGTGATTTATTACGTGGAACCATGTTTTTGCACAAATTATCTAAAATAATGAAATTTGAACTAATCGTTGACAATCAACTTCATTCAGTGTCGCGGTTTTTAATTTCACGCCCGCATAAATATTCGGAATATGTCATTCAAAATCAGTCCAAAATAAGCCATGCTATAAACGTGGATTACCAAACCATTGTTAACTTAATTCAGACAAATCAAAGCACATGTGCGCCAATTTTAATTACCACGAACTATCTAGACAGTTATTATGCGGCTCCATCAGATGAATGCAAACGGTTCATGCGTTCCCTATTAATTCCAACTGATGAATATAAAACTTATTTTAATTACAAATGCAATGAATTACATATTCCTAAAAAATATTCTATCATTCATTTTAGATTGGGGGATGATCAACTCATAAAACATCATAACAATCCAGACACATATAGTTCTTTATTTAAAATAGTGGATTACAACATTAAAACAACTGCCAATTTATACATAATAACAGACTCCGCCCAATTCAAACAATATTTGAAGCGCGTTCTTCCTTCAAATTTGACAAATCGCATCATTCCGACCATCCCGATACATTTGTCGCATCATGATACCGATAGTCAATCAGAATCGGTCAAAGAAACCTTATTTGATTTCATGCTATTGTCAGATGCCAGGGTCATTAAAACGCATTCAATGTATGGTTGGATTTCTGGGTTTGTTCATTGGATGAGCGTCATATTCAATGTCCCGTTAATCAATCTCAAACCACAAAACCAATTTATCAAAACAAATTCAACGTACCAGCAAGCTGTTATTCAGCATCCAGAGGAACAGCGACCAGTTCAATCAGTGCAACAGCGACCAATGAGGTCAGCACAACCAGTGCAACCAATGAGGTCAGTGCAACCAATGTCATCATTAATGACGCAAATCCGGAGTAACTTTAGCCCAAATTCACATTCAATGAAATTGAAGTTTTAAATACATGCGAAATCAATATAAAATATATAATGCATTGCATTATATGTATTCATGTCATCACGAAACAGAAATAAAATCTTGCTCATCGTAGAATCTCCCGCCAAATGCAGCACCATTGTCTCTCATCTGGGTGCAGACAAATACGTCTGCGTGGCCACATTCGGACATTTGCGGGAGCTGACTGCGCTGCAAGACATTGACCCCGCATTCGCAGACGTGCCACAATTTCACAACGTGGAATCTAAAACAAACCAAATTGAAAAAATACGGGCGCTCGTGGGGGAGTGCAAAGAGACGTATCTCATGACGGACAACGACCGGGAAGGCGCCGGCATTGCGTATCACGTGTGCTGCTTGTTCGGCCTGCCCGTTGCCACCACCAAACGCGTCGTGTTCAACGAAATCACCAAGCCTGCATTGGAGCGCGCCATTCAGTCGCCACAGTTGCTCAGCATGGATGCCGTGCACGCGCAAATCGCCCGCCAAGCCCTGGACATGCTTGTCGGATTCAAAATCACACCCACCCTGTGGGCCCATGTTCATGTGAATGCGCATACGCAAGGCTCGTCGCTGTCGGCCGGGCGCTGCCAGACCCCAGCCCTGCGCCTCATTTACGACAACCAGCGCACCATTGACGCCGCCGCTGAGGGGCTCATTATTTATAACACCGTGGGCTATTTCACAAAACTGAATTTAAAATACGAGTTGAGCAAAGGGCACGATGCTGCAGAAGCCTGCTCCGCATTCTTAATTGCGTCCGCTGCACACGAGCATGTCATTCGCGCGCCCGAGGTGCGCCCGTTTTCTAGACCGGCACCGCAGCCGCTCACCACGTGCTCATTGCAGCAGCAGGCCAGTAACGAACTGCACTTTTCACCCGCTGAAACCATGTTGGCATGCCAGCATTTGTATGAAGGGGGATACATCACGTATCCGCGAACCGACAGCCGCGCGTATTCGGAGCCGTTCTTGGAGCACGCCCGCACTTACATCACGGAAATATGGGGCGAGAAATACAACAAAGGAATGCCCGCGGATGGCGATGATGATGCCAAGCCAGAAGAAAAGGCCAAGCCAGAAGAAAAGGCCAAGCCAGAAGAAAAGAAACGCATAGTGATTAAAAAGAAAAAGACGGCCGTCAATCCGCTTGCAGTGGATGACATGGACAACACCGCGGAACCGGATGCGGTGAAGCCGCAGGAAGCCCACGAAGCGGTGCACGTCACGTCGCTGCACTGTGCCGCCGTTCCGGACACCATGACCCCCAAAGAACAGCGCCTTTATCGCATGATTTGGCGGCACTCGGCAGAAACGTGCATGGCGCCGTGCACCGGAAAGACGCTGACTTCGCGCATTTCAGCGCCCGAAGAGCGCGACTACCGGTATTCGGTGGAACGCACCGAATTTGCGGGCTGGCACATTGTCTCTAACCCCAAACCAGATGACGCGGCCCATTGGTCTTTTTTTCAGGCCATCGCGCCCAACACAGTCATCAAATACAATAAACTGCAGTCCCGCATGAACATTCGCGAACTAAAATCACACTATTCGGAAGCGTCACTCGTCAGCATGCTGGAAGAGCGCGGCATTGGGCGCCCATCCACCTTCTCCAGCCTCGTGCACAAAATACAGGAACGCGGCTATGTTGCAAAACAGGACGTGGCCGGCCGGCGCGTTAATTGTGTTAACTATGAGCTGGATGGCGGCGTCCTAACCCGGTCCACAGAAGAACGCGAATTCGGCAACGAAAAAAATCGCCTGGTCATTCAACCGCTTGGCCGGGCAGTAATAGAATTCTTGTGCACCCATTTCGCCGAGCTGTTTGATTACGATTACACCAAGCGCATGGAGCATCAGCTGGATCAAGTGTCATCGGGCGAAAAACCGTGGGGCGACGTGTGCACCGAATGCCTGTCATGCGTGGACCGCTTGCTGAATCAGCTGAATTCCAAACATCTACCAAAATGCTCCACGAATCGCGTGTCAAAAAATGAAACAAACGAATCAAACGAATCAAACGAATCAAACGAATCAAACGAATCAAACGAATCAAACAAATCAAATGAATCAAAAAAAGAAACCTCAAGGTCCATGTGCAAGCTGCTCGGAAAATACAACGGCGCCGATCTGTTTCTGCGTACCGGAAAATACGGCGCATATTTGACATGGGGCGACCAGAAAAAATCTCTCCCCCATCTTAAATCCAAACCACACGATGCGAATGCAAATACAATAAATGTGGACGATGTGCCGTGCTCGTATGATGATGCAGTGCGCTGCATTGAATCATCTGCCACATCCACTCCGTCAAATGCTGCAACCACCGGTGCGAATCCGTCTATTTTGCGCGAAATCAATCCCAGCACCAGCGTTCGCACTGGACAATACGGACCCTACATTTATTACAAAAATCCAAAAATGAAGACCCCTGCATTCGTCTCTCTGCGTGGATTCAAAGAAGACTGGAAAACGTGTGACCTGCGGATATTAGAAATGTGGTCCACAACCACCCCTGTGAAAAATAAAAAATGAAAAATGCACGCGTTCCATCATCCTGGTGACAGGTAAGGAATACGCAGATGCTTAGAGCGCGCAATTTCGTCACGATAGCAGTACAGTGCAATTGAAAAACTGAAATTTTGTCCGCTAAAATCCACCAACGTGCCATCATGATACCGAAATTTGAATTTAAATTTACTTAGCTTGTCCAGCGGAGGGAAAAATGAAGACATGCCTTCCGCCGTATCCGGTGGTTCATTTCCATACTGATATTCCAACAATGAAATGATTTTGGTTGGTTTTGTCAGGATCGGAATTTTGGCAAAAGCCGCGTTTACTATGCCGTTGTAATCGTTGTTTCGGCTGTTGCTGGTGTGCTCCGAATACGGCTGCATTTCATCCTGGTAATTGTATTTATCAAGTTCTATGTACATCACGGAATCACCGTTCATACTGGGCGGGTTCGGCGGAATCAGCACGTAACCTGTGTTGCCGGATCCAACCGGCAGCCACGTGTGGCCCAAATCGGTTCCACCCGTCGCGGACTGGATGTAATACACCTTTTGATTGCCAGTCACTGGCAAAGCGGCGGCCGTGTTTGCACTTTGCGTGGTTGAGCGAGACCCGCACTGTCCGCAATTATATTTGATGAACCCAAGATTGTATCCCAGCCCCCAGTTCGTGTATTGGTTCCATCGGATGGTGGCACTCGGTTGCGCCGTTTGCGGTTGCACAGGAGGGCATGACATATAGCAAGGTTCGCTGTCATAACTTTCAGGGGCGTTGTAAATGAACGTGAATGGATCCGACGTGTTGCCAAACAGCAGCCGCTGCCGGACTTCATCGTAAAACACCCTGAATCGGTTATACCCGATGACGGACGTGTCGCCCAATGCTCGCACTGCTAAATTAAGTTTGTTTTCCATCTCATATGCAAATTGAACGGGACTATAAAATCCAGACTCAATCATTATAGTGATTGGGTCCGTCATTCCATATCCACCATTAATGAAAGCGGTAAACGTTATTTTGGTATTTTGATTTTGCGTTGAAAAAGTATTGTAATTTATGGGGAAATTATATTCAACCAGTGCAATCGTTTCCACATTGACGTATGTTTGCGGCAACTGCAGCTCAAAATGATTCGCATTCGGCCATTTGTTAATGTCGCGGTCTTCAGAATGCACGGTGAGCAATTTGCGATCAAGCGAAAATGATTGCTCTCTCGGAATCAGCGGATGATCGTTTTTTAGCACATACTTGCTCATGATTGGATTTATGCTAATTATGATACTAATTATATTATTATATATCAATATTATTTAATACGTGTTGGGTTAATACATTCTATCACTTTAAGGTTTGCATTATTTTTTAAAAATATCTAACCATTAATATAATAATAAGTTTGCAATGCAGTCATCGGCTTATGTTCGCGCTTCGTTGCTATCAACCTTGAAATACTTTCCGCTTGCCGGATTTATCATTAAGTGGATAATGGATGTTGCAACCAGTGACAGCATGAGCGCAATTTCTTCCATCATTCAGGATTCATGCATCGTGCTGTATTTAGTGTGCATACTTGGTTTTTTAATTTCGCCAACGGTGCCAAATTTGCCTAAATTGGGAATTTTTGTCATTTGTTTGTTACTCGGGTTGTATTTATCATCCATCATTTTGAATGCAGAATACATTCCACTCATTGATACTAGTAATGTAGACGACATTAAGCCATCATCCGCTTCATTTTGGATACTGTCTGAAATCGTCATTTTAATGACATTCATGACTTCCTATGTCTCTAGCATTGCGGGCAGTCACACGGCTTCAATCACGTGGTTGCTGGGTTTATTGCTCATCATGATACCCCACGCCTGGATAGTTTATACCAATTTTATGAAAATGAACGTAGGTCCAACTGATGATGCAACGCGCAACATCAAGCCAATGGATTGATGTGACCGACCATCAAACCAATGGATTGATGTGACCGACCATCAAGCCAATGGATTGATGTGGTGGACCGACTATCAAACCAATGGATTGATGTGACCGCCGACATTGACCCCGTGGTTGTGCAGAAACGAGGTGCGCATCAACAGCACGAAGATACCCAGGGTTAGTAAAAAACTGATGAGCACGAAAATGACCGAGAGATAGATGTAGGGATAAATCTCCTGCATGATTACATCAATCACGGGATGGAACAGCTGTTTCAATTCGCGCTTCACGTCGTCCCGCTTCATGACTTGCAGGCACTGATCAATGATCTTCTCTCGCATCATTTTTTGAGTTTATTTATTATGGATTTATTATTGATTTATTATGGATTATGGATTATGGTTTATATATTTTTTATATCACTGTGCTAAAAAATATACGTCATTCTTGCGTGTTTATTTTCTCTAAATGCTGCAACAACAACCCACTCAAAATAAATACGTTCAACCCAATTCAAACCCATGTCCGATCAAGTGCATTTGCCAGATGCCGCATTTGAACATGCCCGGCTGCATTTAGCCCCCCCGAACGGCCTGCAAGGTGGCGCCTACTTTGCCATGCTCTATTATAAGGATGCTCCCCTCTACATTCAAACCCCGAAATGCACGTCGCGCCAGGCCGTGGTTCCAGGCAAGCGCCCCTACATTGACCTCCAGTTTAGCAGTCACGACGTCTCGTTCTTGGAGTGGCTGGAGGCGCTGGAAGCAGATGCCATTCGCCTCATCTACGAAAAACGCAACATGTGGATTAGTTCCGACCTGGAAAAATCGGACATTGAGGCGGGATTCACGTCCCCCGTGCGGCCGTACAAAGGCGGCAAGCACTACCTGATACGGGCCCACATCCAGCCTGCCAAGCATTTAGCAGGAACCCAATCCTGCTCCGTGTTTGACGAACACGAGCGCCCCGTTTCGGTTGACTACATTAAGGCAGAACATCAAATGTACACCGTGCTCGAGTTTCAGGGCATCAAATTCACATCGCGCAGTTTTCAGCTGGAAGTGGCGCTGAAGCAAGTGCTCCTCGTTTCCAATGTGCCCATATTTCAGTCCTGTGTCATTCGCAAACCATCGGCATCCGCATCCACTGCAACAACAACCACATCCATGGCCTCAGTGCCAGACCTAAAGCCGGATCAAACGCAAATGCCGGAGCAACCGCAAGTGCCGGAGCAAGCGCAAGTGCCGGATCAAACGCAAGTGCTGGACCAAAAGCAAGTGCCGGATCAAACGCAAGCACCGGACCAAAAGCAAGTGCCGGATCAAACGCAAGTGCCGGATCAAACGCAAGTGCTGGACCAAAAGCAAGTGCCGGATCAAACGCAAGCACCGGACCAAAAGCAAGAACCAAATCCAAACGTTTCATCCAATGACGCGATTGGACTCCATGCAAATGATTCAACCCAAATGCAAGAAGTTAATCTGGATGTTTTAGAAGAACTGGAACACATGCATCTCAAATTGAAAAAACCAACCGAAGTGTATTATAACCTCTATCGCGTCGCAAAACAAAAGGCAAAGGAACTTAAGAAAAACGCAATTGCTGCACATTTAGAAGCCAAGCAAATTAAATCTGCACACATGCTGGAAGATAGCGACAGCGATAGCGATGACACCGACATGGACATTGAATTTGGATACAATGAATAGAAAGAATAATGAATTGAATGGTTAATTTTTGCAACTTGTGAATTATTTATGCAGAATAAGAATAATAAAAGTTAAACTGAAAAAATATTTTATCATCAATTTTATATAACAAACAAATCACAATGCACAATTTAGTATACATGCTTAAAAATCACTTTGTTGTGATACTTTTAGGAGCAATCGTGTTGTATTGGGGACTGTC